ATTGTATTGTTAATTAATTATATATGAGATATGCATATACTTTATCCAACCCGGATAAAAATTGTGATAATTTTAAAAAACATGTAAATCTCATGACATATGGAGATGACAATATTATGGGAGTCTCTGATGAGGCTCCTTGGTTTACGCATACAGCTATTGCTCAACGATTAGCAACTATTGGTGTTAAATATACTATGGCAGATAAGGAAGCTGAGAGCATTCCTTACATAAATATTAAAGACACCTCATTTCTTAAACGATCTTTTGTCTATGACAAAGATATAAAGAGAATTGTTGCACCTCTCGATCATGACTCAATTGAGAAGATGTTGACAGTTTGGGTAAGATCAAAAACTATCACAGAAGAAGAGCAAGCTCTTGCTGTAATATCCAGCGCTATTAGAGAATATTTCTTCTATGGCAAATCAGTCTTTGAAATAAAAAGAAACATGTTTAAGACGATCATCCAACAATTAGATATTGAAAAATATTCTGATGACACAACTCTCCCTACTTATGGTGAGTTATTGGATGAATACCTCAAACGTTCAGCTATTGCTGACGAAATGAGGGATTAAACCCAAACCCAGGATTTTCTACTACCCTTATAATTAGTAGGACGTCGTGTGGAGGACGTATTCTCCTTAGTTTATATATGTAATAGGACTTTGAGTGAAGTTCTTAACCACAATCACTTCTATGCAAATAGTTACCTGTACATTTAAAATGTTTCCCTTAAAAAATTTGTACAATGGATTTGTATAGCAAACCTACCGGAGCGTTCCTCAAAATCTCTATTTAGAGAGGGTTTGGTTAGTTGCCAGCTGGGAAAAAGACACCCTATGGCTTGAGTTTGCCTAAGAGTAGTCTATAAAAAAACAAACTCGCTGGAAATAATTGTTTACGTGGCAACTCCGTTAGAGTTGTACTGAGTCCGTCAGTTACGGACGCCGTGACACGGGGGTTTACCCGTGCGCTTCAGACTGATGAAGTCCAGAATCTGAAGAATAACAAAATGACTTTAAAACGTAGTGGATCTTATGCGAGCACACTTTACAAAGTTCTGATGTAGTTACAGCATCAGCACTTGAAATTAGTGAAGCGAATGATAATAAGATTCAAACTACAACTTTTGTTGATGCTGAAGTTGGAAATATTGAATTATTTGAGCATGTAGATGATAATTCTTATACTGATTCTGTTAGACAAGATGCTAGTCTTTCTAATTTTCTATCACGACCAGTTTTAATTGATACAGCTCAATGGTTATTGGGGACAAGTCTCGATTACACATTAGATGTTTGGCATCTATTTTTTAATGATTCCGCAATTAAAGTAAAGTTGAATCATTATGCCTTTTTGAGGTGCAATTTGCATATCAAAGTTGTAATCAACGCTTCACCATTTTATTATGGATTATTTGGTGCATTTTATGAGCCAACTACAGATCTCTTATTATCTCCAATAGCACCATCAAACTCCGATGAAATGGTTGTATCATTATCTCAAAGACCACATATTTGGTGTTATCCTAGTAAAAGTCAGGGTGGTGAAATGTCATTACCCTTTTTGGGAACAGAAAATTGGATTAGATGTTCAATAGCTAACGAACTTAGGTCTGTTGGTGATTTAAATATCAGATCTGTTGTAGATTTGGCTTTTGCTAATACTGGAGTTGGAGGTCCAGTTGATATTCAAGTTTTTGCGTGGGCTGAAGATGTACAAGTTTGTGGTCCAACCATGAGAGTAGCTTTACAATCTACCAATCGCAAAAAGATGCCAGTATCTAATGTGTCTGCTCCAATTCAGAAAAAGCCTGCACTAAAAGTTGCTATAGAACAACATAAGTGTCGAGAGGGCACAATTTCTGGACCTAGTTCAGCAATTGCACGTGCAACTCGTACTGCAGCTAAGATTGCAAGTTTTGCTGGTTTGGAAAATGAGTCCAAAGCACTGGCTGCTGTGAGCACAGCTGCAACATGTGTTTCTTCATTGGCACAAGCTTATGGATGCACTGATACTCCGGTCATAAGTAAAG